TAAAGAATAATATTATTATATCGGGCAATGGAAATAAAATCCAAGCTAGTATTGCAGCTTTTGCAATAAACACTGCAAGACAAGCAGTGAATTTAGTTTATATAAATTCAACCCAGGGCTGGATTTCGTACGCTCAAAACTATGCGGCAATTTATTCACCGCCTGTAGTTACTTCCTATTTAGTTGTGGGTGGTGGTGCTGCTGGTGGTTCAGGAAGTAGCGCATCTCAAGGTGGTGGTGGTGGTGGTGGTGTAGTAAGCGGAACTGTTTCATTAACAGGCGGAGTAACATATACCATAACCATTGGTGCAGGTGGCAGTCCTTTTAGTGGTGGTGGTGTTGGTAACAACTCATCTTTGGGTGCAATTGCAACTGCATTGGGCGGTGGGCCTGGCGGTGGCAACGGCGGCAACGGCGGCAGCGGTTCTTCCGGCGGTGGAGGCGGTGCAACCGGCAGCGTTTCTGGCACTGGCGGTGCCGGAACAGCGGGACAAGGCTTCGCTGGCGGCTCAGGAAACTCGACAGCTCCCAGCCCAAGTGGCGGTGGTGGTGGCGCTGGAGCAGTAGGAGGAAATGGCACTGGCAGTCAATGCGGTAATGGTGGCGCTGGAGCATCTTCATCTATAACTGGTACGGCTGTTTTTTACGGTGGCGGTGGTGGTGGTGGAGTCTCGGTCACAGGAACGGCCGGAGAAGGAGGAGCTGGTGGTGGCGGCAAGGGTGGCGGTGCTGCCACTATCGCCGTCGGCGGTTCTGCAAACACAGGTGGTGGTGGTGGTGGGAAGGAAGGATGGTCTGGTGGATATTGGGCTCCAAATGGTGGGTCTGGTGTAGTTATTTTATCTATTCCAACAGCAAGTTATTCAGGCATTACAACAGGCTCCCCAACTGTTACAACCTATAGCATCTATACTATTCTTACATATACATCTTCTGGGAGTTATACTGCATGAGTTATTACGCTAAAGTTGTTGATGGAATTGTTACTGAAGTAATTGTTGCTGAAGAAGAATTTTTTTCTATATTTGTTGATACAAGCCCAGGCACTTGGGTACAAACTTCTTATAATACTCGTGGTGGAGTACATTACGGGCAAGATGGTCAACCAGATGGCGGCACGGCTTTAAGAGCTAACTATGCTGGCATAGGCTGTGTATACGATCAAATCAATGATGTTTTTTATCCTCAGCAACCTCATCCCAGCTGGACTATTTCTGCTCCTACTTGGCTATGGGAAGCTCCAACGCCCTATCCTACAGATGGGCAAAGCTATTCTTGGGATGAATCAACACAAACTTGGAAAATACTATAACAACATACACTTGTACAATTATATCAATTAGTATTGCACAATAGAACATTTTAGGCAATGACCCGGGATATACATACAACTTGGCTGGCAAAACCTTACACTACAGCCAGGCAAAGCCTGTGTACGCAATAGCAAAGAACGAAGAATAATTTGTAGAACGATTCTGTAACTCGCCAAAGATGCTGAATAGCGGATATGAGCTCTACCGACAACACAGCAACCAAGGCATCGCCCACTGCCGTGTACATCAGCAACTGGTCCGACCCTGCCCACTAAATACATCAACATGATCATAAGGAACGCCACATGCCAGTAGAAATAGGACCCGGTTGGAGCATAGGGCCCGGCTGGACTGTGTCGGGTGCCGCACCACCGCCACCGCCAACAGATCCCAACTTCAATCAAGTTAGTTTATTGTTGCACGGTGATGGAACCGATGGCTCGCAGAACAACACATTCTTAGACGCCTCTACCAATAACTTTACTGTTACTCGTAACGGCAATACCACACAGGGAACCAACACACCATTTAGTCAAGAGGCTGGGTATTGGAGTTATTGTATCGTCAATAACAATACTACTTCTATTGCAACACCAGATTCATCTAGTTTTATTTTAAGTGCTGATTTTACTGTTGAAATGTGGTTGAATAACCCATCAACAGCAGGATATATCCCACAAGTATTTAACATAGGCCGTGGTTCAAATAGTGATACTCCGTACGGTAGTAATGGAATCATGCTTCAGTTTACTGGTGATGGGGTTTATCTCAATGGTAGTAATCTAGGTATAAATTTACAATCATATTGCAATAGTGGTCAATGGATGCACATTGCTTTGTGTCGCACAGGCTCTACTTTTAAAGTATTCATAAACGGTAATCAAATATATTCATCAACGTTTACTGCCGTTGTAAATTCAGGTGGTAAAAACGTACTTATTGGTAGTAATCCTGCGTTAAGTAGTTTTGGGTGGACTGGTTATATTTCTAATCTTCGTGTTGTCAATGGTACAGGTTTATATACTTCAAACTTTACCCCAAGCACAACACCATTGACAGCAGTTACAAATACTGTATTATTGACTGGCCAATCTAATTACCTCAAAGACAACTCAAGCAACAACTTTGCTATTACTGCTCCCACAGGCACACCTTCAGTACAACCATTCAGTCCTTTTGCACCAACTACAGCGTACAGTACCGGTGTCAATGGGGGCAGTATGTACTTTGATGGTAGTAGTTATTTAAACACAGCTTCTAGTTCGGTATTCAATTTTGGAACTGGAGATTTTACAATTGAGTGTTGGGTGTATCCAACAAGTAGTGCTGTAAACACAATATACAGTGATAGACCTGCAGGCGGAATCGTTTTAAGATTGGACCTAGGAAGCGTTATTAATGTTTTCTACTCGGGTGGTGTGGCATCGTTCTCATCAACACTAACTGCTCCATTAAATAGATGGACTCATATTGCGGTTACACGCACTGGTAGTAATGCTTATATATGGGTTAATGGTGTAAATTCTGGTACAAGTAGTAGTTATGGTGTTAGTATGCCAGGTAACGCACCGCAAATTGGAACTTGGCAAGGAGGCGAAACTTTTATTGGTTATATCTCTAATCTTAGAGTTCTTACAGGAACTGCTTTATATACAACCACATTTACCCCACCCACAGCACCCTTAACTGCCATCACTAATACTCAATTACTACTCGGCGGAACCAATGCTGGTATCTTTGACAACGCTGCAAAGAATGATTTAGAAACTGTAGGTACTGCACAGGTTAGTACAGCAGTTACTAAGTTTGGTACAGGATCTATGAGTTTTGATGGTACTGGGGATTGGTTAGCTTTTCCACCAACACCACAATTACAGTTTGCCAGTGGTGATTTTACTATCGAGCTTTGGGCTAATTTTAGTGTATCTACTAGCGGGGCTGATTATATCTTTGTAATCCAAGGTTTATCTGGGTTCATTTCTAATGCAGGTTTTGCTTTTCTTAGACACAACTCCAATAAGTTAAGGTTTATTTATACCGATGACGGCACAGGGTCATCTGGTTATAAAATATGTAATTCGACTAATGACTTTTTACCAACAACAAATGTTTGGTATCATTTAGCAGTTACTAGAAATGGTAATACTTTTAGACTGTTTATTGACGGGGTTCAAGTTGGCAGCTCTACTTTAACAACTTCTATTTTTAACAGCACAAGACAAATAACCATTGGTGCTGATTCAAATGCAGCAGGGGCTTTCAACGGCTACCTAGATGACCTACGAATCACCAAGGGCGTTGCTCGCTACACCACAAACTTCACACCACCCACAGAACCCTTCCCAGATCAATAAGCTGTTGGCCGCGCCAGTGACCCTGGCTCTTTTTTGATATTTTTAAATAAATATCACAAAAGGAAATCTCATACCGTGGCTACAAACACTCCAAACCCTGTTCCCGTCGTCGATGTGCCCGGCGTTGTAATCCAGCCAGTGCCACTCAGTGAGATAAACCGTGTGCCAGTTCCAGTTCCAGCCGCACCACCTCCTCCACCCATACCACTCAGTGCCGTAGACCGGGTGCCAGATCCAGTACCAGCACCACCACCACCCCCACCTGTACCACTCAGTGACATAGACCTGGATCCCAACACAGTGCCAGCAGAGTTTGTGCCGGCCAGCACCACAACACCAAGTACCAGTCCGGGCCCACGCGGCCCAGCAGGACCACAGGGACCACAAGGATTCACAGGCGCAACTGGTGCAGGTGGCGGAGGAATAGGCGCCACAGGTGCCACTGGTCCACAAGGTATCACAGGAGCAACCGGAAGTTTTGGTGGCAATCTCACCGCCAATGTCAACGGCCAGGGCTACAGCATCAGCAATGTGGCCACAATTTCAACCACAGGCAACATCACTGCTAATAATGTAAGCATCATGGGTGGCAGTCTTGCCTGGTCCAATGCCAGCATAGTGCAGACCAGCTCTTCTGATGTTAGCATAACCGGCGACGGACAAGTTACTGTACGTAGCCTAGACGGCACTTACCAATGGACATTTGATAATGCTGGCAACTTGACAGCACCTGGCAACATTGGCACTTTGGCCAATGTTGCAGCAAATAATTTTATTGGTAATGGTAGTCAACTAACTGGATTGTCTACATCATCAATTTCAAATGGCACAAGCAATGTAAACATAGCCACTGCCAATGGCAATCCCACTGTGACTTCTTCCGGTAACACCTGGACTTTTGGTGGGCCACAGCCTGATGCACTTTACTGGCCCGACAGTTCATTCCAGGCCACAGCATTTGTGGGACAGGCTCTTGACTTGGTCAACACAGGAAATGCTTCTATCACAAGTAACAGCACAGGCAACACAACTTATGTGTGGACTTTTGGGGATGATGGTAGATTGACCTTCCCGGGCACACCTAGAATCGACACTGATGCAAACAACTTTGAAGTACAGGCCGCAGAAAATATCAATCTTGAAGCAAATGTTGTGGTCAACATCTACACTGATACCAGTGGAAATGCATACCAATGGCAGTTTGGTGATGATGGTAACTTAACACTACCTGGTAATACATTTGCAGTTAACTATGCCGATGGATCACCAGTTGTAATCGGTGGCGGCGCCAATACAGGTAACATTACATTTGACGAAAGTGCTATCGAATCCAATCAAAGCAATGCTTACATCAACCTCAACGCTTCTGGATCAGGAGTTTTGAGTCTGGGAACTAACGATCAATCCAACGTTAGAATTGTCACAGATGAAGGTGATGTCAACAATCAGTGGACCTTTGACATCACCGGTAGTTTAGTATTACCCGGTGGCAGTCGACTCAGACCTCTTGGACCCAATCTGGATATATTTGCCGGCAATGGTAGTTATGTAAACTTGATAACGTTCGATGAGAGCTCTTACATGGGAGTTGACGGTGGTGGTGGTTATATTGTCACTGCTGGTGGAACCTGGGGATTCAGCACAACTGGTAACTTAACTGCTCCTGGCAACATCAGTGCTGTTGGCAATGTCACAGCCGGCAACCTAAATGCAGTCAATCTTGTGATCAATAACATCACCAGTGATGATTCAACTTTTGTAAACATTGAAGATGGCGTTAATGTCACTGGTGATATTGATGCCTCGGGTAATATCACAGGCAACTATTTTATCGGCAACGGTAGCCAACTCTCTTTGATTAACGCTGCAACTGCAGACATTCTCAACACCAACGGTCTTTCTACAGTTTTTTATCCTACATTTGTGGAAGACCGCAACAACGAGCAAATTCTAAGAGCAGATGTTGACCTCAGTTATCGCACAGACACCAACACACTCACAGTAGGCAATCTTGTTATTTCTGGATCTGTTGTTACGACCCCGGTGCCCTTTGCTAACTTGACACCTGTAGCCGGTGCTAGAGCTTTTGTAAACAATGCCAACCTGGTGGCTGCAGGAAACTTTGGAGCCAATATTTCGGGTAGCGGATCAAACACAGTGCCTGTTTGGTCTGACGGCACCAACTGGTACATTGGTTAAATCTTAAACAGTCGCAGGTAACGATCAACTTGGTCCAGAGGATAGGACCAGTTGTTTCTTTCACGCTGTCTAAATAATCTAGCTGTCAAATACCAAGGACTGGTATCACGGTCCAACAACCAACGCCAGTCCACGGCCTGCGCCCCCAGCACGATCCAGGTAGGTCTACCCAGGGCCGCACTCAGATGTGCCACAGCGGTATCCACTGTGATCACAACATCCAAGGTTGATACCAGGGCCGCAGTGTCGGCAAATGTGGTCACCGATAAGCTGTATTCAACTACCCTGGCTGAGATCAATTCTTGTGTTTCTTCTGCTGTGGCATCCAATTGTAGATTGACCCAGTCATAGCCAGGATTACGGCGGATCAAGTCCAGCATGTGCTCTAACTGCATGCCCTTGTAGCGATTGATCCAGGTGTCTCTGCGACCCGACCAACAAAAGCCCACACGTAACTTGTGCTTGGGTCCCAGGTGTTGGAGCCAAGCACGATATAGCCCTTCGTCGGCACTGATATAGCTCTGCATCTGTGCCAAATTTTTCACGGTCACACCCAGAACCCGCGGCAGACTCATGATAGGGATCCAGTAATCAAATTCAGCAGGGGTTTGTCCAACATCAACAATTTGTGAAATTATTTGGCTACGTGACAACAAAGATGCCAGATTGTTATTGACCTGCAGTACAATACGAGCACCCATTTGTTGCAAGTTCCACAGGAATCGCACAAACTGTAGGTTGTCACCGTGTCCTTGTTCGCCTAAAACAAAAATAGTCTTGTCTTTGAGGTCTTGACCAGTCCACCGAGGTTGGCTGTACACAGGCAAGGTTCCGGCTAGGTGCTCAAAGTTCCAGCGATGCTCGTACTGTGTCCATCCTTTTTCATAATCGCCCTGCAACAGATAGGCCACAGCCAGATTAAACTGTGCTGTAGGATTATCAGGATTCAGCGCAATACTGCGTTGCAAAAACGGCACAGCACCTGCCGGATCCCCCGACTCACGTAGCACATTGCCATAGTTGTTGAATGCATGGCTGTTGAGTCGGTCCTGCACAAAGGCCTGTGCATAGTAGGCCAAGGCCTGTTCGGGATCATCGTTTTCTCTACTGGCGTTGCCCAGGGCTACTAGTTGGTCTGCGTTCATGGCAATATTTAAGAACCTGTACCGGACCTGACATAATTTGTCGGACCGCATAAATACTTGTCAACGCAATTCGGCGTTTTATGCAGGCTTTAACCCCCTGCGTAGTGGCTAGAACCCACATTGGGCTTCTTTAAGGAGAAAACAAAATGGGACGTCCTCTCAAAATTAAAAAAATCATCGAAACCGGCGGCAACGTTGGTAAAGACATTGGCTTTAATGCTCTTATCAGCTTGACCAATCCAGTGACTCCCAGCAATGTCTGGACAGGCACAGAATATCTTGGTGTAGTTGGCGGTGTACAACCACCCACAGTGGCCACTGCAAACTATCCTATTGTCAAGACTGAAGTCAACATTGCCAACAGTTCCAGCGGGCAAACAGCAGGCTTGATCATACGTCAAAAAGGCTCAAGAAAATTCTTGGTAGCCACCACAGCTGGCATTGATCCTGAAAATGCAGTGATTGGTGGTTCGCCCACGGTGGCCTTGCGTATTCTTACGGTAGGCGACACCAACTGGTCAGCCATGGGTGCTCCAGTTGGATACGGTGTAGGCACATTGTTTACCCCCACAGCTGCCTCAGGTGCTGGCACAACAGGCACAGCACAAGAAGTTGGCGTCTGTGTGTTACAAAATGACCTTACCCCCACAGCGGGCAACATGAGCATCAGCTATTTCAGCAACGATTCTACAGAAACAGCCGTCAGCAAGTTGACCAACAAGTTCTTGCAGAACTTTGCAGGCGGCGGAGCAGGCGGATCGGCAAACACTGGTGATGTATGGGCTGCAACAGCCACAGTCAACAATGTGGCATTTGCTGACAACTTCTTCAGCGACGAAGGTGTCACAGCCAAGTCGGGTGCGGACATTGAAACATGGGCAGGCACCAGCCAGCTCAGCACCGGCAACTTGGATCTTGTTATCGTAGAAAATTATACTTCGTAATTTTGTAGCAACCCCAAAATCCTCACAGATAAGTACTGTGAGGATTTTTTTATGACCATAGCATTTGTGTTGGGCAACGGTATCAGTAGACGTGACATATCACTGACTGAGCTGAAACCGCTGGGCAAAATTTATGGATGCAATGCCTTGTACAGAGAATTTGCCCCGGATGTTTTGGTAGCTACAGATCGTCCTATAGCCACAGCCATACAAGAAAGTGGTTATGCCAAAATCAATAGATTTTATACTCGTAGACCCATTCCAGATCTAGGCGCACAACAGGTACCAGCCGAATACTATGGATACAGTTCGGGTCCTATTGCTATGAGTATTGCTGCCAGAGACGGACACCGTCGTGCTTATTTGCTAGGGTTTGATCTAGGACCCACCGGAGAAAATCAATTCAACAATATCTATGCCGGAACTGAATTTTACAAGGCACAGGGTGCTAACCCCACATTCACTGGCAATTGGATCAAACAACTGTGCCGGATCATGTGCGATTATCCGCACACAACATTTTATCGTGTGTGCGGATACAGTTCCGGGCGCATCACTGAGTTTGACGCCTTGCCCAATCTACACGAGTTGCCGTTGCCGGCTTTTTTAAACCGCATAAATAATCCAAAGGACCTGTAAATGATGGTTTTTGTGGCCAAATTGGCTGTACTGGTTTTGTTGCTAAATAAGGCATGAGGATTGTAAATGTCAACCTATAAGAACGTAAACGGCGATTTTATCCTGTCTACACAGAGTGTGGACGACGAAATTATTGTCACTGCCACACAGATAATTGTCAACGGCGATGTTGATGTCAACGGCAATGTCTCCGCCGACTTCTTTTTTGGCGACGGACAATTTTTAAGCAACGTGACAGCCAACATTGGCTCCGCTAGCAAATTACAGAATGGTACATCAAATGTGGATATTCCGGTAATCAACGGCAATATCACTGTGGGGATTGGCGGTGTTGGCAACATCATTGTTTTTAGCCAACAAAGAGCCAACTTTGCACAAACCACTGCCGCTGTTGACAAGTTCACTGGAGCTTTAGTGGTTGCCGGCGGAGCAGGCATCAATGGCAATGTGTTCGGCGGCGCACTATTTGACAACAGCCAGGCTGTGCTCAACGTGGTCTCGGTCATCAACGGCGGAACTTATTAAACAGGCATAACATGGCAAATACAATTTTATTGAAACAAAGCAGTCTAGCCGGATCCGCGCCATCCACTGCCACTATTGAATTTGGTGAAATCGCGCTCAACACACATGACGGCCTGGCCTACATGAAGATTGACAATGGATCTGGAGCACAGATTGCATTGGTCAATGATGTTCCAATTGCCAACACATTTTTTGTATCTAAAACTGGAGATGATGCCAGCGATGGCAGATCTCCGATCAGTTCTCTAGCAACCATCGAGCAGGCCCTATCCTTGGCCACCGCGGTCAAACTAGCAGATCCAACAGCTATCAGTTTAATTGACGTGGGCCCGGGTCGCTATTCTACACAAGGACATTTGGATGTTCCGGATGACTGTGTGGTGCGTTGCACTCACAGAACTGCAATTATTTTTCCTGAATTAGGATACGAGGAACGCAATCAATTTCGTTTGGGGTCTGGTTGTTTTATTGAAGGCTTTCTTTTTGAAGGATGGCGACTGGATGATCTGACAAATCCATCCGAGGGATTTGCTGTGTCGTTCAGACCTGGCGCAATAATTAGTCGTGTTCCCTACGCACACAAGATTGCAGTGCGCACGGTTCCTACCTGGACATCAGTGCCACCTCCTTTGAATCCGTTCAGCATACCACCCAATCCATTTGTACCACGCGGCGCTGGAGTTGCATTAGCCGACGGTCTGGTGTGCTCGCCCTACAGCATATTCCCCAACATCATGACCTGGGGCGCCACTCCGGTATCGGCCAATGGTGTTGGTTACTGTGCCAAAAATGGTGGACTCATAAATGCCATCAACGCAGTCAGCATCTGGTGCCACAAGCATTTTCTTGCACTGACCGGTGGTCAAATTATATTATCAGCGTGTAGCACACAGTTCGGTGATTATTCTATGTTTAGCAACGGATTCCGTCAGATTGTTGTGCCCACCGGAGTCAGCAGTGTTACACTGACCATTGAACTGGCATCGGCTGCAATCATCGAGCCACTCAAAGGTCCTGTGGGAACCATAGTGAATGCAACCTATACTGCACTCAATACCACGGTTGATCCTGCCACCGGACAGGTTTACACATTTGGTTGGACCGCCGATGATCAACTGACATTCCGTAGTTATGCCGCCAATCTTGTTCAGGTCTTGATCTGGGTCTTGTCTAGTGCAGATGAAATACCAATGGAAAATTATACCAAAACATTTTTTAATACCATAGGAACGCGGTTGATTGTGGGTACCAACTTTATTGATGCCTATCTGTTTGCCTTTGATTACATTAGAGATTATGTGATAGCACTACCGGGCATGAGTGCCAATGCCATTGCCATTGTCACGGCCCTGATTGATGAATCTCTCGTACCAACCTTTAACACTCCGGTATATACAGTACAACCCAGTACTATAACTGCGGTTGGACATACCTGGTCTGGTACACTGGCAGGTGTGGCACTGACCAGGATTCCACCAGCGTTCAATAGGACCAACATTGAAGCCAGTATTGTGGAACAGAATGATGGTGTAGTGATTGCCAGTGGCCAGGATGATCAGGGCTCAGCCTTGTTTGTGGGCGGAATGAAAATTGATGCTGACACCGGAGAACTGTCAGGACCACCGTTTGACCAAGCAGTAGGCAGGATTGCTACAAAATCTGCCATTGCGTTTGGTAACTTTTAACATGGAGTAATAAATGTCAAGAATTGTTTGTCGTACACCGTCCACAGGATATGCTGAAACTCTTTATTTGGTAAATGTTCCAGTCACAATGACCACACTAGATGGGGGTCTTACTGGAGCAGATGCACCAGATTACAGTGTGCCAGATCCTTCCAACCAGTACGAAGTCAGAGATCCCAGTGATCCTACCCGTGCCATTTTACCAGGACAAATATTTTTTCTCACACCACTTTCGGCCACCAACAAAAGCGCATCTGAAGAAACCTTGGATGTGCAGATAGTGCTGGAAGGTGGCAACACCACTATTAGTCTTGGCACCGCAGTGGTTCCAGCCTTTGACACAGCGTATATTCCTCTCAACGGTAGAAGTCTACTCAAACTTGATGCCAACAGTGTCAATGGAGATCAATTACAGGTCAGCGCCAGCACTGCCAACGTGTTTGACGTGATAGTATCAGGCGACCTGTCACCTGCCAGCCAAAATCTTGGAAACGTTTCAATCATACCCACACCATAATGGCAAGACTACTTTCCGGTCGTGTTGCGACCACTCCACCAACAGATGTTCCAGCTGATCGATACGATTGGACGTCAACCCCAATATCTGAACCAAATTTGGGTGTTCCTGCATTCAATGGCCAGATCCTGGCTTCGTTGACCGATGGCACCAGAAGCTGGGTAGACCAGGCCGGAGCAACCGGTGCCACAGGTCCACAAGGACCACAGGGACCACAAGGACCCATTGGTTCCACCGGCGCAACTGGTCCACAAGGACCACAAGGACCACAAGGACCAGTTGGGGACATTGGATCCACCGGGGCCACCGGCTTTACTGGAGCCACCGGATCCGGCGCTACTGGCGCAACCGGGGCCACAGGACCACAAGGACCACAAGGCCCACAAGGCCCTATTGGCGCAACAGTGGTTATTATTGGATCTGTTCCGGATGTTAACGTTGTTCCTCCCGGAAATCCACAAACTACACTAAATGCAGCATTTCCGGGCGCAGTTGTAGCCAATGGAGTAATTGATCAGGCCACTGGAGATCTATGGGTGTACGATGGTGTAGTTTGGTCGAATGTAGGAAAAGTTGTAGGACCACAAGGACCACAAGGTCCTGCGGGAGCCACAGGACTTACCGGAACCACCGGAGCCACCGGACCACAAGGCCCCACAGGACCACAAGGACCACGCGGACCACAAGGACCCACAGGACCCACAGGCCCACAAGGACCACAAGGTCCTGAGGGAGCCACAGGATTTACTGGAACCACTGGAGCCACTGGCTCAACCGGACCACAAGGACCACAAGGACCACAAGGGACCATCGGTTCAACTGGTGCCACAGGACTTACAGGACCACGCGGACCACAAGGTCCAACCGGCCCTGGCGCTACTGGCGCAACTGGACTGATTGGCCCAACCGGACCACAAGGACCAATTGGATCAACCGGGGCAACCGGAATACAAGGAGCTACAGGAATTGGATCCACTGGCGCTACCGGGCCACAGGGACCGCAAGGCCCACAAGGACCAGTCGGATTTACAGGGCCACAGGGTCCGCGAGGACCACAAGGCCCACAAGGACCACAAGGGCCTACCGGTGCCACAGGTATTGGATCTACCGGTATCTTGGGACCTCAAGGACCTCAAGGACCTATAGGTACTACCGGAGCCACAGGGTTTACAGGAGCAACCGGCCCATCAGGAGGCCCAATTGGATCAACCGGCGCCACCGGACCACAAGGACCACAAGGACCATTGGGTTCCACTGGTGCAACCGGACCAGTTGGTGCCACAGGACCATCTGGCGGTCCAATAGGCGCCACTGGCTCAACAGGTCCACAAGGACCACAAGGACCACAAGGTATTCCGGGAACTGCTGCTGCATTAGGTGCCACCGGTGCCACCGGCCCAACCGGACCACAGGGATTTGCAGGACCACAAGGACCAGTAGGAGCCACAGGTGCAACTGGACCCACAGGATCAACTGGACCACAAGGACCTATTGGTGCCACAGGACCACAAGGAGCAACTGGACTTGGTGCAACCGGGCCACAAGGACCACAAGGACCCATTGGTGCCACAGGCCCACAAGGACCACAAGGACCCACAGGGCCAAATACCGACATCAATGCGTCTGCACCGTCTTCGCCATCGTCAATTCATTATCCAGTGTTTGTTAGAAGTCCGGGTGTGATATCAACTGCACTAGCTGACGACGATGTAAATCCATTAAGTTATGTACCTAGTACAGGCAACTTGAGCGCAACCATATTCACTGGTACAGCCACATCTGCCAGATATGCTGACTTGGCAGAACGATATCTGTCTGACAGCAAGTACGCACCCGGAACCGTGGTGGAGTTTGGCGGCATCAGTGAAGTGACAATAAGCCAATGCTCACACACCACCCGTGTGGCTGGTGTAGTTTCCACAGCACCTGCTTATGAAATGAACACAGCACTTGAGGATGAGTTGGCAGTTGCAGTGGCCTTGACTGGGCGTGTTCCGTGCCAGGTTGTAGGAACTATACGCAAGGGTGACTTATTGGTAGCCAGTGAGCAGTCTGGCGTGGCCACTGTGCTGGACATCAATTGTTACCATCCAGGCTGTGTGTTGGGCAAGGCTCTTGAAAATTATGATTCCAACACCGTTGGAGTTATTACAGTGGTAGTGGGCAAAAATTAAGACAGTTGCACCTGTTGTTCTACCACTGATATTTTATTTTGCACAGCATCAAAATTCACAGTTGACCAAAGCCCAGGATGCATGGGCTTGGGCCAAGTACCTGATTTAATCCAGGCGTAGCCTTGATGCTCGTGATTTAATACCGGCACAAATTCTGTGTCTACACTGCAAAAAAATGTGTGGTACGCAAACCCCTTGTCGACCGTGGTAAATTTTTCCAATGGAACCAGTCGTAGATATTCTGGCATTGATCCCAATTCCTCACGACATTCGCGTTCAATGGCCTGGATCAAAGTTTCTCCGGCCTCAATACGACCGCCCGGAAGACCCCAGGTGTCGGGATGCTTGGGATCGTTGCGCATGAGATATAGATATCTGCGGGTGTTGATGGCATAAAACCAAACGCCCACAGCGTTTACAGAACTAGACTCCACTGGCCTCCAGGGTATAACCCTTCATAAGATTTGACCCACATGTTGTTGATCCATTTGTACTGGATTGCAGTGGTCAAGTTGGTCACGTATTGTATGTTATCAGGACTGCTGGTACGATCAAACACAACCATCCATCTGACCCCATCAAATTCAACAATGTCGTTGGCCCGGGCCACCAAGACCTGGCCATCAATGCCTTGCCAGGCCACCGGAGTGAGACTGTCGAAACTACCGGTGTCTTCGGTCAACAAATATCGTTGTCCGTAAACAGGTAAAGCCAATCCTTCTCCAGGTCCACTAAGCAGGGGATTGATCACAGCATCTACTGGTGGTAAAGTATTGGCTGGCACTGTGTCCTCGTCAATATTGAACAACATGAATCTATCATCGCTGGGATCGTAAGTTACTGTGCCTGTGATTTCTGATCCATCTTCTTGTTCTAATCTAACATAACTGATGCCGGGTCTCAGAGTGCCGTAGGCTCCAACCACACTTTGCCACATGAGATTGCTGGCCGGACTTTCTGGTGGATCAAGGCTGGCATTGGGTGGCTGTACCACTGCTGGCTGTGTCAAGGCCTGTAATCTATTACCAATCAACAGGACCTGATAACTGTAGGGAGTAATTACCTGACGAGTGCCCAGTAACAAATCGTTATCCAATACTGCATTGGAAGCATCTCCTTGAGCATCAAACACGTTGGCTATGATTCGTTCAACCACTCCTAACTTCTTGACCTTGGCTGGACTTGAAATCCAGATGGGCAAGGCAAATGTCAAGGTGGCAATGTCTATGGGATTTTCTGTGCCTTGTGGTACGGTGCGGCTGGTCCACTGTGTGCTTTGCAGTTCTACTATGCTGAGACTGGTCCAGTCTATGTAGTTGTCTGTACCCTGTATTTCTAAACTGGGGTTAAACAGTACCAACATCTGCTCCAGGATCTGCATTTTTTGATTGGTATTTGATGTCCAGATATCCAACTTGAGCGTGAGCTTGTAAGGCACCGGCATGAGTCGCTCAATGGTAAAAGCATTGCCCTGCGTGGTTTCGTAACTGTTGGTAGCTTCATCATAGGTACGCTGACGCACATTGATCTTGCTGACAAAGTAGGGTTCTTGCATTCTGGGACGATCATAATCCAGTCCTGAAATATAAAAAGTCATCAAGGGTGTAGCAGGCATGCCACTGGCACTGTTCTCTTGCAAGATAGTTTGCGCCTGGCGAGTGGCATCGCCATAGCGTACCGGCACACGGATCAAGGTATGTGCTGTACCTTCTTCGTTGCGACCGTATTCAACTTGAAAGTTACTGAAGATTCTAGCAAACTGCAACAAGAATCTGCGTATCTGTTCGTCATAAAAAAAGATTGGTGTCAATGCTGGCATGGTCAGCCTCCGTTGTCTGCGTTGGGTTTGAGAATCTCACTCAGACTCTGACGACTAGGTATGGCACCACGATCTGTGGTTTGTACAGTATCGGTATTGTTGACAAAGCCGGCACGTTGTGTCTTGGCATCTGGTTCAAAGTCCAGTCCGGTTCTCACAGCATCCTCAATTTTGACCCATCTGGCACCATCGTAACGGAACAGGCGATTGGGAAAATAATCCAAACGCAGAGCATAGACACCCACTGCAGGATTGGGAGGAAAACTCACACCCGGAGTCACAGGCAAGCCATTGGGCGGAATAAGATAACCTGTATCGGGATCTACACTGTTGCTTAGATATCCCATGGTATAACCAAACCCGCGCGGTGTAGTGGCTCCACCAGATGACTGACTGCTACTGGTCACAGTACTACTACTGGTGGTTACACCAGTATCGGTAGCAGCTGGCTCACCATCTGGATATGTTGGCAAGATATAAAACTTGGTTATGTCGTAGCCACTGAGTGGCAGTTCTATTTCGGCCTGTGCCAACAAGGCATCATTGATAGCAAGGTCTTTGTTTCTGGTACTGGCACTATCACCCACAGTGTTGGGATTGTTGATTAAGGTCCAGTAGGGTTGTCCTGTTGCAGGATTGACAGCATCAATGGCAGTGCCCACTGGCACATTGCCCGTGGCTTGATAATATTGATCTCCGTTGTTGACCACACTCAGGTTGGGATAAAAATTGCCCGGATCCCAAATCTGATTGGTCACAAACGGCTGATTCATTATGTCCTGATACTCTTGTGCGTTCACAAGAGGTGTGGCCTTGACTCGCCACAGATGTGGTAACCATGTGACACTGAATCCTTCACTGGCAAATGCCGCATCCTGGATCACATAGTATCTGGGCAGGGGCAGGGGAATGGCCGGATTTAAAGGATTGTAATCTCTTAGGTTGGGAAACTCCAGCACATCGCCTGACATGAGCTTGCGACCAAAGGTATCAATCATGTCGTTGTAATGGAATGTGATAAACAAGGTATCGTTATTCAAAAACAGACCAAACTGTGTCAAGTCAAAATCAATGTCCTGAACACGGTACACACCACGCATGACATAGATGTTGGGATCATAGGCACGATCACGGTTTTCCAACAACAAGAGATCTTCAATAAACAAGGGATCCTGTGTTTCTCTCACAGGAATGGTTATGTCAGCGTCGCCCGGATCGCCTGTTTTTGGACCCAAATATTTGTGTACATAAAGATCAAGGCCGCCCACAGTGTACATTTCTGAAACAGTACGGTCAATGAATTGATAATCATTGGTACGATTGGGACGGTATAGGCTCAGGCGTGGCATAGTAATATATTTATGGGCTGAATTGACCAACAACTACAAAGCAGTTATAATTACATGCATGGATGAACTATATCAACGCCTGGATCGAGCAGAACGCCAAATAGCCACGATCAAACACAAGGTAGCCCGCCGGGACCTGTTAAAAATGGTCAAGACTGTGGATGCGGCCATGGTAGTTGCAGATATGGAAAGCGTGGAATGCCGCAGACTGCACAAAGAGACCAGCCGATACACAGAACTGGTTGACCAAGCAGATCGACTCATAACCAATCTGGAACAGCACCTGACATTTGCGGCACTTTTAGGTGGTTGACCCAAAAAGAACAATCTGCTATAATTATAAAATAAATCGTGGAGAGCCAATGAACGCCAAAGCTGTTACTGTAATCAAACCCTTGAATCCCAAAGGTGCAGAAACCAAATATGTTGGGCACGAGCCCGACTGGAAATTCCAACCCACAGAAGAAACTCGTATTAGTGCATTCAGCAAGGCCTTTGCCTGGTACAACTATCACTATGGCAAACGAGATGCCAAAGACATGCTGTGTCAGTACTTGGACATCAATCACAGACCCAAGGATGCCAAACTCATGCGTGGTATTCCGGACAGCCAGATTCGACTCACACCAGCCTGGGTGTGCAGGATGACCTTGATGGGGCTACAACTCAACGAACACGAACACGGTATCATTGACGAGCAGATTGCCACGATGCTCAAGGTCAAACAGGAAATCAAGCGTGACAAGGACGAAGTGGCCGCCGAATCAGCTGTGGCTAAACTTACGATCCAGGACCACCTGCGTGAAAAGGTGTCGGAGTGTGCTGGCGAACTGGAAGGCATGTTTGATGATTTTGTTGTTGCCGGTGCCAAGATGTCGGCAGACTTCAGCCCAATCAAACTCATGCGTGGCTTGAACATCAGTCCCAACATGACTGGTACAGTGAGTTCAGTTTGGGAATTACGCCTGGCTGAATTCACAGAAGTGTTGGAAGGCCAAGATGCTGACCTGGTGGAAGGTTACAGCCATCTCTCCAAGAATCAACTAAAACAGTGCGTGAAATTTTGTGAAACTGTGATCAACGACTGCAACAGTTATGTTCAGTTGAAAAAGGTAGAACGCAAGCCACGTGCCAAGAAAGCTGTGAGCCCAGAAAAACTCACAAGGAAATTCAAGTTTATGCGAGAGTTTGAAGAACTCAAACTCAAATCAGAGCCAGTGGTCAAGTTGGTAGGAGCCACAGAAGCTTGGCTATATGACACAGCCAAACGCAGACTGATACATGTAATGGCAGACACGCATATTGGTACATTCAGCGTCAAAGGTTCGGCTATTGTGGGATTTGATACCTTGGCAACTGTACAAAAAACTCTACGCAAACCTGAAGAACAACTCAAACTGGTCATGTCAGGCGGAAAACCGGCCATGCGTAAGGAATTTACGGCAATCAAGGCGACCGAAACCAAGTACAACGGCCGCGGCAACGAGAATCTAATCATACTGAAAGCCTGGTAAATACAGGGAACACGGAGTTCCCATGGCACAAGCAGAAAGTACACTACAAACCCTCAAGCAAAATCTTATCGATTATGTCCAGCTACAACTGGGCAGTCAGATCGTTGATATTGAGCTGGACGACGAGCATTACGAAGCCGCTTATCAAAAAACCATAGGAACTTACCGCCAGCGAGCACAAAATGCCTATGAAGAAAGCTATACCTTCATGGAACTGGTAAGAGATGTCAACATCTATACCTTGCCACAAGAAGTGATCACAGTGCGCCAGATCTTCCGTAGGACCTTTGGCGACTCGACCGGACCCTTTGCTAGCAACTTTGATCCGTTTAGTCAGGCATCAGTCAACGTGTATCTCATGAACTTCAACGTGGCTGGTGGTCTGGCCACTTATGACTTTTATGCAGGCTATGTGGAACTGGCAGCCAGAATGTTTGGCGGCTACATGAACTACACCTGGAATCCTGTCACAAAGAAACTGCAATTGATCCGTGATCCCAAAGGCACCGGGGAAAATGTTCTATTATGGACTTACAATTTAAAACCCGAAGTGAATCTCCTACAGGATTTTCAAATTCAACAGTGGATCCGTGACTACATGGTGGCCAACTGCAAGTATATCATTGGTGAAGCACGTGAGAAGTTTGGCCAGATAGCCGGCCCACAAGGCGGCGGTACACTAAATGGTGCAGCCATGAAGGGTGAAGCACAAGCCCAGATGGATGCTCAGATTGAACAGCTGAAGAACTATATAGATGGAAGTCAGCCCATAACTTTTGTCATTGGCTGACATTTAGAAAGTAAGAAAAATCACACAGATATTATCTGTGTGATGGGCAATCAATTAAGATTCTAATGCTTCAAAATAAGCCAATACTGCATCGCTTACATCTTGATTGGTCCAATTTTCGTTGTAATCATCACCGCTCATGACGTCTACCCAATATTTGAAACTGGGATTGGTGCCAAGCTGTGTGAATGCTTTCAGTGAACGACCAGCAACATCGTCTTGGATACTGGTGATTTGGACCACATCTGATTGATAGGCCTGCTGTGCCACATAAGGGGCCGGTAATATTACGTCTGGGAAACCTGTTGCCATTTTTATCTCCAATTTAAGATAAAAGTATTTATCAAATCACTTGATCATTTATAGGTTTTTGTGCTATAATCTTAGCATGAGCTCACTGATGATTGACATAGAAGGTTTAGGCACTGGTCCAGATGCCACCATACTGACCATTGCTGCCCAGAGCTTTGATCCGTTTGGGTCTGGCTACTATGATCGTTGCTACTATGCCCGCATCACTCTAGAAAGCCAAGAAAACCGAACCATACAACAGGATACCATAGACTGGTGGGCCACACAGCCCGAAGCACAGGCCGAAGCCTTCATGGAAGAAGGTCGCATTGATCTAGATCAGGCTCTGGACAGCCTGTACAAATTGGCCTGGCAACACAAGTTCGTTTGGGCCAATGGACCCACGTACGACATGAACATCCTGGAACATGCCTACAAGAGCTATGGCAAAAGCCTGCCCTGGCAGTTTTACAATGTGCGCGATGCTAGAACTGTGTACAGCCTATGGCCCGGCCTGCCTAAACCTGCCACCAGTCACCATGCACTTGAGGATTGCCGTAGACAGATTGACATGTTGCAGTCCACACTGCAACACTTGAACATAAAGGAAATCAGATGATTATTGGAGTTTGTGGTCTCATTGGAGCCGGCAAGGACACCGTTGCTGACTACCTGGTAAACATACACGAATTCCGACGCGAAAGTTTTGCCAACACCCTAAAGGATGCTGTGAGTGCGGTATTTGGCTGGGATCGCGACATGTTGGAAGGCCGCACTCGTCAAAGTAGAGAATGGCGCGAACAGGTAGATGCTTGGTGGGCCAACCGGCTTGACATGCCTACACTGACTCCGCGATGGGTATTGCAGTATTGGGGTACTGAAGTGGTGCGCCGCGGCTTCCATGATGATACCTGGATTGCCAGTTTAGAGAACAGACTGCGTAAAAGCCAGGATGATATTGTGATCAGCGACTGTCGTTTCCCCAACGAAATTGCAGCAATCAAGCGTGCCGGTGGTACAGTTGTCAGAGTACGTCGCGGCGATGAACCCACGTGGTATAGTATTGCACAGGCAGCAAACAGTCATCCGCAACCCAATGCATCATCAAAAATACTACAGGAGTTGGGAATTCATGCCAGTGAAACTGCCTG